ATAAAACAGCCTAATGCAATTCATTGATAAAGTTTTTTTATACATTTTAGACAACAGGTATAAAGGAAAGCGTACCTGTTTTGACATTTTGTATCTAAAAGAATGGCTTCAATGGGCAATTAATAAAAACTACCTTTTTACAGAAACTGATGACAAAAACAACATTACTGGAGTTGTTTTAATTTTTCCGATTGGGAAATGGTATAAAACTCCAAATGTTGATGAAATTATTGACAACTTAAAAAAAGAATATAAAGATGATACTGATTATTACATAATGGACGCACACACAAAAAATAGTACATCAAGAAAGTCAATTGTTAATAAAATACTTAAACATTTTAAAAATATTGAAAATAACAATAATTCGGAAGTTTACGCTTTTATTAAAGATTCTGTTAAAAAATTCAATAAAAAAACATTATTAACACTTAAAAATTAATTTATGGGAAGCACAAAAGTACAAGCACCCCCTCCAAGGGATTATTATAAAGAAATGACGGATACAATTACGGCACAAATTGATATGGCTCCTTTGTTGCTTGAAAATGAGCGTAAACTTGTTCCACAATGGCAAAACCTGCAAATGGAGCAGATGCGTAGCCAAGCAGATAATTTAAAAACATTTTACGGAGAAGTTATGGACCCATTTGCAAAACTTGCTGGAGATTATGCAAATAGTATGGGTAAATACGCTATGGAACCATTGGGCGTATCAACAAGAAAAGCCTATGAATCATCTTTGGGCGGAGGTCAAGAACTACAAAACATTATGCGTCAGCAAGCAGTTTCAGATTTAAATGCTGGAACATCATTAACACAAGAAATGCAAAGAATGGCACAACAAGCGTCTCGCTCTGCTTCTACCGCTAGAGGTTTAACAAATTCAAATTTAGGAATTGCCGATGAAGTTTTAAATTCTTATAACTTGGGTCTTCAAAGACAGAACCTTGCAAGAACATTTGCAACTACTGTGCTTGGAAATGATATGAGCATTTCTGGAAATGCTTATAATCAATACGGCTCTCCAATGATGGCAGGTATGATGCAAGGTTTTAGTCCTACAGGAATTGCAACTAGTGCTTTAGGTCTTAATCAAACCCTTGGACCACAATATTTAAAACCAGAATCTCAATATGCTAGCAATATTTATCAAAGCAATTATAACGCTGATTTACAAGCAAGAGTTGCTACTGCACAAAATAATGCAGGTGTTATTGGTGGTGCTATGAGTATGTTTGGGAATATTGCTAAAGGATATGGGGGAAAATAGGAAGCCCAGCAACAGGGGCTAATGCTGTTGCAAACCCAATTGGTTTAGAATCTCAAGTTTTTTATAATAACTATAATAATTATGCCTAATCCTTTTACACAATATCAAGGGGAACAAGTTCCTCAAATTAATATTCTTCCTTATACACAAGGAATAGCAGACAGTCTTCAAAGAGGAATGTCCGACCTTGGTAGTTCTATTGGTAGCGTTATTGATAAATATAAACAAGAACAAAAGATGAAGGAAACTGTTACTCCTTTGCTTATTGATGAAACATCAAAATATATAAAAAGAGATGATAAAGGAAAAGAATCGTTAGATGAAACAGCACCAATTTACATTAAAAACTTTTATGACAATGCAATAAAAGAAGGTGATAAAGATGGATGGCTTAATGGTGCAATGAGAATACCTGCTTCAGCAACTAATACTGCTTATGCAACTCATTTAGAAAGCCAAAAAAATCTTGAACTTCAATATAAATTAAATGAATTAAGAAGAAATGAAGAGTCTGCTCAGTTTTTACAAGAAGTAGCCAGACAGGATGTTCCAACAAGTGAAATTTCTGAATATCCACAAAAATCTGAAGTTGGATTATTGTATAATCCAGCAACAGGAAAAGGTACTAATGTTGGAAAAAAAGAAGATTTAATAAAAGAATTAGGAATAGATACTAGTCAAATTTTTACAGAAGAACAATACAATCAATTTAAAGAAAAAAATACAATTAAACCAGAAGACATAATTGCTATGTCTGTTACTGGTAATCCAAATTTTTCAACTAATGTAAGATTTCAAGACTTATCAGCAGAAAGAGATAAAAACGGAAATACAGGTGCTTTTAAATTAGTAAATTCAGTTTATGAAACATTGTTATCAAATGGATACCCACAAGATAAATTAGATTCTGTATTTAAGGTTCCAACAAAAAAAGGCGGAACTGGTGTTACTTCAGATGTTCAAGTTAATGAACAAACATTTAACAAGGCTGTTCAATTACTAAAAAGTCCAAGTTTACAACAAGCATATAAAAATAAGGGAATAAACGCAGAAGCAGTTTTACCTGCTAATGCTGAAAATAAATGGATTTATTCTCCTGTTGGTGCTGGAGAGGAAATTGTTAAAAAAGAAAGACAACTTCAAGATTTTGAAATTTCAAATAAAAGATATGATGTAGTTGCATCAAGATGGGCTAAAAACAACCAAAACAAATTTATTCCATCAAGAAGTCTTATTATGAAGACTCTTGGATTTAATGAATTGCCAACATATATGCTTCCAAATGGTCAAAAAGTTGTTCAAATTGGAAACTCAGTTATGACTCAAGAAGCATTATCTAGAAATATGGATTTAAATCAAGGTGTTATTGGAACAATCGATGGAAAAGAAGGTAAATCTAGAAAAGAAATTCAAGAAGAAAAAATGTTTCAATTTGGAGATGTTGATAGTAGGGGAAATTGGACTCCTGATGAACCTTATAAAGGTTCTGGTGTTAAGGTCTGGGGATATATTACTGGAGATAAAGACAGAGTTGGAAAGATTAGAGACAGACTTAAAAATGACGCTGAAGCAATTTATATTCTTGAAAATGAAATTATACCTGCTTTTGATAGTTTATCTAATCAATTTAGTCCATCAAAAGTTGGTAAATTAGCACCTTCAGTTACAAAATTAACGCAATTGATGAGACCACTAATTCTTGGAACTTCTGTTGGAGGTCAATCTGACCTTGAGTTTAAAACACTTATGGACAAAGTACCAAACCCAACAGAATTTAGCATAAATACTAATTTTGGTAGTCATAAAGCAAATGCAATTGAACTTCTTAACAAGATTAAAAGAAGTGCTGAAGCAAACGCTACTGATGGAGGATACACTATACAAATTGCCACAGGAGGAAAACAACCTTCAAAAAAATCACAAGAATTTAACAGTCAATTAAGACAAAATAAATAATTTATGGATAATGTTGTAAGATATTCTAGCAAAGAAGAATACGAAAAAGCAATGCAATCAAAAGGATTGCTTTCTTCAAATTCTGAAAATTTGTCTAATCCAGACATTCCTCTTTCTGAGGCTGAAAACGAACCAGAATTAAGTAATGATGAAAAAGGTCAATTAATTGCAGAATCAATTAAAGAAGGGTTTGTTCCTTCATTTGAAAATGCAATGTTATATAAACAATGGAAAGACAAACAAGAGATAAATGCGTGGCAAGATGCTGGTAATGCTTTTACTCACACTGTTGGTGCATTAACAGAAGGTGCTTATGAGTTAACAAAAGACGCTGTAACATTTAAACCACATAAAGTTTTAGGAAGTTTAATTGAAGGTGCTGGATTGGGAACTAAAAATTGGTTATATATGTACGAAGAGGCTAAATACGATGAACACTCTTGGTTACATAAAATGCTTTTTGATACACACGCAAACGACCAAGAATATTATTGGAATTTAAAACAAAGTATTGAAACGCAAAAAATGATTAAAAAAGATGCTGAAGAAGGCATCTGGATTCCTCCAAAAATTACTATTGGAGGAATGGATTTAGATTTAACAAATCCATCTGTTGTTCAAGCGGTAAGTTTTGTTGCAGACCCTTCTTGGCTTATGCCAAATTTGGGAATTGAATCAACAATAGCAAAATCATTAAGAGGTCTTTCAAAATCAATTAGTCTTGGAGAACAACTTACAAAGGCTAGTTTTTATGCAAATGGAAAACTTGCTAAGATTTTTGGAAGTTTAGAAACAGTAGCATCAAAAACAGTAAACACTATTGAAAAAGCAGAAGGGTCTATAGTTAAAACATTAGCAGATATTACAGGAACAGATGCACAATTAACTGCTGGAGGAAGGGTTTTATGGAAAGATACTATGTTTAGAGGTGCTGTTGAACCAGTTGGATTAAATAAACCTATAGCAGTTTTTTCTCCTGTTTGGGCGTTAACTCAATCTATTTGGGGTGTAACAAAAGGTGCTGAATTTTTAGCAAAAACTTCAAAGGAAGCGTTTCAACTAGCAAGTAAAGGTTCTGAAATTGCAGGAATGCGTTTATCTGAAAGACTTGCAATGGAATCTGAAAGTAAAACAGTTCAATGGCTTTCAACAAGTTGGAGTAAAACAGCATCACCTTTTTTGTCTTATGTTAAAGACACTACAAAAACAGCATTACATTCTGCAATGTATGGTGGTGCATTTGGTCTTGTGTTTGGTGGAGAGGAAGGATTTTACAATGGACTTGGAACTGGATTTGCTTTGGGTGGAGCATTTCACCATATTGGATTAATTCACGGAGCAGTTGCAGGTTCAAAGGCTATTCCAGATACTATTAAAAACTTTCTTTGGTCTACAAGTGGAATGGATTATTACAATCAAGAAGGACTTGCACACTTGTTAGATTCTGTTGAAAAGAGCGATGGAGTTAATGCAAAATTAAGATTAATGTCAGAAATTTCTGCAATTGAGCGTCTTGGTCGTGGAGACAGAAGAGTTTACTACAGAGAGGAAACTATTAAAAGAATGCTTTCTGAAAGCCCAGAGGCTTGGGCTGGTTATGAAAAATTGTTAGCAGACCCAGACTGGGGAGGTGTTGCTTTTCACAAAGATTCAACAGGTGAAAACTATACAATTATTAATGTAGATAGAGCATCAAAGTCTGCGGTTAAGGCTGAATTTTTCCATACTATGCTTTTAAACAGTAGATATGGAAGTTCTTTTATAAAGGCTGGAGTAGATGCTTTAATTGGAACACCAGAAAACAAAGGTGCTTTATTTTCAATGCCAAAAGAAGATTCTGTTAGATTGCTAGAATCTTTCAGAGATAGTTATCTTAAACTTGATTCTACAACAAAAATTGCATCTGGAGAACAACAAATTAAACTTAAAAAAGAATTTGATGATTCTATTAATAAATTTAAAAGAGGTGAATATTCAGAACACTTAAGTTCTTTATTTGAAGAATTTCTTGAATCTTATTGGAACAGATTTATTGAAGAAAAACCTATTGATTATCTTTTAAACGGAGGAGATTTGGGAGTTGTTAGAAATACAATTGAACTAGGAAAATCTGTTTACAGAGATATTATGTATAAAGATTTAACTAGTGCTGGTGCTAATTTTAATTGGGGTCAAAATCCAGACCATTTCTTTATTGAACAAAATACAAAACAAAGAATTAGAATTCCTGCTTTAGAAAAATTAATGAAGCATTATGTAAAAGAAGTTTCCAAAGAAAGATATAAAGGATGGAAAAGAAATGCAACAATGCATAACGATGTTGGACTTGCATTAACTAGCGGTCTTGGACATAATTTTTCAACTGAATCTGGAAATGCTGTTTTAGTAGCAGGTACTGAACAATATAATGCTTCTCATTCTAATTCTGTTATTTCTGCTATTGATGAAATTCAAAAAACAATTCCAAAACAAGAGCGTGGTTTGACATTTACAGTAATTGGTGGAAAAGAAGGCTCTGAAGAGGCTTTTAGATTTTCACCTTCTAAAAAGAAGAAAGAAAAACCTTCTAAAGAAGAAAAAATATCTTTTACTCAATTAGAAAAACTTAGAAAACTTGCAGAAAAAGCAGGTTCAAAAAAAGCAAATATTAAAAATGAAAATATTTCAGAATTAGAATCTCAAACAGGAGAGCCAGTTTTAGAAGGAGATTCAGATGGAATTGGATGGAAAAATGTTGTAGGTAAAGATGGATTTTGGAGAAGCGAATGGGATGGAAAAGCAAGAATTAAAATTACAGGAATTGCTGGACAAAAAGAACTTCAAGTTTTAGCAAAATGGCTACCAAGAGATGTTGTAAAAACATTTGCTCAATTAAATGGTGTTATTGAATTATCAAAGTTTCAATCTAATTCTAGTGTTTCAAATGTTTTAAGTGCCAGCGTTTTGACAAAAACAAAAGAAGTTGAATATGGTGGTAAAAGAAAAGTTGCAAAAGGGAAAAACTTTTTTGTTGGAAACAGAACATTTGTTCCTGTAGAAATTAATCTTACATTTGAAAGAACCAAAGATAGAGTAGAAGATGGTGAAATTTTTTGGAATGTTGGAGATGCAAAACTTATTGCAACTGTTATTGATATGGATGCTTTATCTACTCGTATTAATTATGCTTGGAATGATATAAAAGAAAGAGGAGGTATTAATTATAAAAGAGTAAGACAACTTTTTGGTTCAAAACAAAATGTTGAAATTGCCATTAGAAGACTTTTAGAAAATTATAGTAAAGGTCAAAAGGCTGAGGCTGGTGCAGAAATATTTAGGGGTGAAGAGGGTTCAATTAGAGAGGCTAGAGATAAAAGAGATATTATTAACGCAATAATTGGATTTCACCCAACAAAGAAAATGTTAAGTGGTGGTTCTAGGTTGTTTGAATCTTCTGGTGGTCATTTGCCAATGTCATTTCAAAAAAGAACTGAAACACACGCACTTGGACTTCCTACTGTTATGACAGGTTTTAGGGTTGATAGAGTATCTAGTGTTAAACAAATCCCACTAGAAGGATTTAGGTATAATCACGACAATGCATATGTAAGGTCGCAATACAATTTTTCACCTTCTAAATTTGCTCGTGACCACGAAGGAAATAATTTAAATGCAGGTATTGAGCCAATACTTTCTAGTTCTGTTTATAGAAACAAAGAAGGTGAATTAATGGCTGTTTATGGATTAGAAAAACATAATTCAGTTAGAACTGTTAATCCAATAGAAGGAGTGCATCAATATGTTGATGATTCACTTGGTGATATGTTTGATAAAATCAATCCTACACTTAGAGGTGGAAGTTATGAATCTGAAAGCGGATGGTTACATTTTACTCCAGATGGTGCAGAGGCTGGAATTCACACAGAACAAAGACTTGTTACTGGACACATTGACACACAAAATCATATAGATATTTCTCAATTAGATGCACAATCTTCAGTTATTGATGTTGTTGATAAACTTTCTGAACGAATTTCAAGTTTAACTGGTGAACCAGTAGCATCTATTAGGAATGAACTTTTTGATGTTGAAACAGATTTTGGAACAATTGGTGATATGTATAGGGGCAGTATAGATAAAACTTGGGACTTACCAAGTGTTATGCTTGAAAGTTGGTTGTTTACAAAAAGCACAATTCCTTATTTTAAAAGCAAAGGAATTCATTCTATTGAATATAATTCGTTAAATTTATTAAACGGAAATGAGTTTTCTTCTATTGCAATTTTTAACGGAGAAAGATTTATTGAAAATCGTGCAAATTCAAACAATGCACAAAACTTTTCGTTTTCTCCATCTAAACCATTACCAAAAATATTAACAGAGAAAATTTCAAAATCTTCAGATGTTGGTAGTTTATTTCTTGATTATGTTATAAATAAAGACGGAGAATATGTTCCAAATCTTAAAAAAATAACAAGCAACGATATTCAGCGTATTATTGATAGTCGTTTTAATGAACTTATTTCTGCACAACAAAGAGTAGATAAATCACATCCTTTTTCTGCTGGACAAAGACAAAAGTATATTGAAATTTTAACTCCGTATGTTTATCAATCTTTAAGAAAAGAATTTCCTTTTGCACCTAGAAACATTTTAGAAAAGATAACAAAATTATCTTTAGAAGGATATAAAATTGATAGAGTAGTTGGAAAAGGTGTTGGTCAAAAATTAATAATTAGAGATTCTTTGTTTATTAATGAGGCTAAAAGATATGGAATTACTGGTGAAAGAATTAAAAAGACTGGAATTCCGTCTCTTGGTCATTGGGCTGAAATGACAGAAAAAGAAGTAGAAATGTTTAGAATTCATAAACAAGTTGAAGAAATATCAAAAAGACAAGGAGAAAAAAATGTTCCAAGTTTAGTTGATTTTCTTTCAAAATTAGAAAACCGTGAGTATCTTGAAGGTGTATTAAGAAACAACGGATGGTCTGGATTTATTAATGAACTTGGAAATAGGTCTAAGGAACTTGTATTTATTGCAGATTCTGGTATTTCAAGAAGAAGACCAATTGATTCTGGAAGGGAAGTTCCAATTGTTTTAGATACTAAAAAATTAAAAGAATATTTTGCAATTAAAACAAACGCATTTGTTCAAGATACTTTAAATAAAAATAAATTAAATTTAAAACAAAGAAGTGCATTACTTGATATTAAAAAAGGATATGAGGACATTATGTCAGTAAAACTTCTTGAATCTATTGGAAATAAAGATTCTCAATTTCAATTAGAACAAACTGAACTTCAAAATATTTACGAAAGTTATACAAGGACAATTGAAGATATTGTATCTCAAGAGGCTAAAAATAGAATTGATGATATGTTGACTGCATATCAAATTGAAAATATTGATGAAGAAACTGTTAAAAAAGTAAGAACTGGTTTATACGATTTGGCTAATCGTGGCTTGGTTAAACTAGGTACTCCAGAAGCAATACAAAAGTCTGTAGAGTTGTATGCAGAATTAAGCCAAGAAAATACCAGAAAAGTAATCGAATTACAAAACTCTATTAACAGAAATTATGTTAACTCACTTAAATCTATGGAACAAAAAGGGTTCTTTGGAGTTATGTGGTCAGAGGTTAAACCAGTTAGTGGAAACACAATTACTCACAGATTTCCTAATGGTGCAGAAATTAGTGGTTATAGAATGTGGAAATGGGATGGTAGTGGATACTATATTGTAGAAAACCACACATCAAGCGAACAGGTTAGTGGCTATGAATCAATTTCAAAAAGGCTGTTTAATAAACCTTTTGATGGAAAAACTAGAGAAGAAGTTAGATTAAATACAAAACGATTAGAACTATATGACCCAAAAGGTAATTTAGTTTATACAGGAAGTTATGATTTAAATGTTGTTGAAAACGGAACAAAAAGATTAGCAACTGAATCAGAAATATCTAATCAAATTGATATTTTTAAAAGACTTTGTACAAAAGTAATGGATGATAATACTGTTTCTCAAAGTATTTTTAGTGACCATTTTGTTGTCAGTGGAGATTCAAAAGATTTTATTTTAGCAAGTTTAATTCAAGACTTAAAAGAATTTGACCCTGCTTTGTTGGCAAGAATTGGGGATTATAAACAAGTTGAATCTAAAGAATTAATAAAACTTAAAAATGAATCTAAAGAAATTCTTTCTACTCAAGAAGGTTTTTTTGAACTTAGTAGTCCTTTTGATTTTTCTAGTTTTGATTTATATAGCAAAGATGGAATTTATTTATTAATTAAAAGAAACGACAAAGCAGATACAGAATTTACTGCATTTAACAGAACTTATAAAACAATTGCAACTGGTAAAAATTTTAAAGTTGTAACCAATATTGTTAAAAAGGCTGGAGGAACTGTTGCAGATAGAATTAAGAAAATAGATGAAATCTTAAAATCTAATGTTATTAAAGAAAACGGAAAACAAAGATGGTTAACACAAGACGAAAAAATTTTGTTAAGAGAAAAAATGGCTGATTATAAGGCTGTTCAATATTTAGATACTGGAATTGTTTTTCATTTTGATGATAAATTAAATATTGTTGTTCCAGAAGAAGGAAGAAATCTTGGTACTGTTCAACAAAGAATTGATGCTTTGAAAAAACTTAGAAACAAAGGATGGGAACATTCTATGTTTGCTGAATCAATTAAAGATATTTATTCTAAATTTAGAACTCATTTAGAAAAAACAGTTATACCTAAAAATAATAAAAGAATTGAAATGGTAAAATCTCAAACAAAAGAAGGTAATGTTTCAAAAATTAGAACATTGCTTTCTCAGTTAAACAAAGTTGAAGAAGGATGGAAGGGTCATTTTAAAGAACAAACTGATTTAATTAATGCTGAAAGGTCAAAGAAAAATGAACCACCATTAAGTGCTATTGAGATATATCAACAAATTAAAGAAAACAGAAAAAATAATAAACAAAGAATTCTTGATTTAGAAAATAAAAGAACTGTTTTAATGCAAAGACTTATTGAAAAAGGATTGCTTGAAGGATGGGATTCTAGAAGTGCAGAAGAACAAGCAAGCCAATATGAAAGATACCAAATGCTTGAAGAAAATGGTTATGTAAAAAGGCTTGGTCTTTTGCCTACATTTGAAGCAACAACAATTGAATGGATTCAAAACACTAAAAATGATATTTTTCAAACAGAACAAGAAATAGTAAAATCAACTGAAAAAGAAAATAAATTTAAAGAAATTATTGATACTAGAAAAAAAGACACATCACAAATTGAAACTAAAATTATTTTTCTAGTAGACCAACTTTCTAGGGCTTATGGATATAAATTTAAACAAAAAGATTTAATTAAATTTGTTAATAAAGAAGTTTTAGAAACAACTTTAGTAAAAGATAAATCTGGTGAAGAAATTGATGGTTTAAGAAAAACTATAGTTAACTTTGATAAATTAAAAGAAAAATTCTTTGCTAAGAAAAAATTGTCTTTGCCAGAATATCTTCCAGACACAGAAGGATTAACAACTGGAAAGGTTGCTGGAGAAGTTACCAGTGGAAGACCAGAAATTATTGATTCAGTAGAAAAATACACAGAAGCATTTAAACAAGGTATTCTTCAAGTTAGAGATAGGTGGATGAACGCAAACAACAAAGAAGATTTAAATTTATCTTTTGTTTTATCTGAAGGAAGGGCTTATTTGGATGCAAAACCAGATACTGAAGTTACTTTTTCATTAAAATCTAGAGATATTATAAACGAAAACAATTTTTCTACAAAAGACCTTCAATGGATTTCTTCTCCAGAAAATCAAGTTATTGTTAAAGAATTAGAAAATCAATGGAAAGCAAACCAGATTACTGACTCCGAATTTATTGAAAAGTTAAAAGAAAAAAGAGAACTTTCTGGTTTAGACAAAGATAGTGTTAATTTAATTTTAACAAGCAGAGAGATAACAAGAACTAATAATGAAATTGGTAGCATTTATAATGAACTTTCTTTGCCATCTTTAAACATTTCAGAAACAAGAAGAGAAGAATTAAATAAAAGATTAAAAGTTTTAAATTCTAGAAAAGAATCTTTGGAAGCAAGAAAAGAAACAATTATGAATTTAGCAGAACTTGGTTCTGGTTCTAGAAATGTAAGTGAATCATTTATTAATTTAGTAGAAAAAGAAAAACAAATTAAAAAGAATGCTGAAGTTATTAAAAGAAATATGGATGAAAGAGGTAAAGAAATTGAAGAATGGAGAAACAGGTGGAAAGAAGATAGCGAAAAATTATTCCAAAAGTATGACGAACTTGCTAAAAGATTAGGATTTTCTAGTTCAAGAATACCTGTTAAGGCTTCTGATGTATATGCACACGGATTAATGTTGGCTTTTCCTACATTAACTCACGACTTTTTTGTAAGTACACCAGAACTATATTGGGGAAGTACATTTTATGGAAATGATGAATTAAACTCTGGTTATACAACTGGAAGTGGAATTGGAAATAGAGGTGGTTCTGAGTGGAGTTCTACACCTGCTAATTATACATTAATGACAGAAAAAGAAGTTGGTAAATATAGAAAGGTTTATATTGCAGATTATTTACATAGAATTTCTCAATGGAGAGATGATTTCTTTGCACCAGAAAATATAGGCAAACAGTTAACTGCTGAAAAAGCACTTGCACTTGAATCTGTTTTTCCAGAATTATTAAACAATCCTTTTTATTTAGAAAAGAGAAAGGCTGTATCTAATGAAAAAATTGATAGGGTAATGAAGTTATCTCAAGGAATTAGAGATATATTTGTATCAAAAAATGAACAAGATAGTTTTATAAAAGCGTTTGTATTAGAAGGTGTTTCTTTAATTTATGGAGAAAAAGAAATGAGGGAAGGTGCTTATAAGAAATTAAAAGGATTAAGTGATGAACAATTTGAAAAACTTAAAGCAGAAACAGACCCAAAATTGTTTGAAAAAATGCTTACTAGTAAGGAAATATTTGAACAGGTTTTATATTTAATTGCACAAAAAACTGAAAATAGAATTTATTTAAAACAGGATTCTCCTCATAACATTAAGTTTAATAAAAAAACAAATACTCCAACTTCTGGAGGAAAACCGTTTTTAACTTCAAAATACGGTCTTCCAGTAGAAACATTAATTAGAATGGACGGATTTGACAGAATGTGGGAAGAGCAAACAAGAAGACTGGGTTCATCTTTTTCAGATACACCTTTGTTAAAAAAGGCATATGAACAAGTTCCACTTGTTGACAGGTTTTCATTACCAACATCAAGAGTTAATCAAATTATGTTGGAAAATGAGGCTGGTATGATGCAAAGACAAACAGATAATGTTAAAAGAAGGTTAAACGAAAGTAAGCCATATTGGGGTGAACAATTTGCACCAGAAGTCGAAAACGAACTTCAAAGAATTGAGCGTTATATTAATCAAGTAAATATGGTTGATTCTTCATTTAGAAGATTTAAAGACAATGTTATTTCGTTTATTAAAAACAGACCAAAGGCTGTAAGAGAAATTCTTTCTGTTAATTTTGATGGTCTTGCTTTTCAAAGTTTAGATTTTTCTGACAAAACAATGGGCAACTGGAGAGAATCCAACGATGGAAGATTTATTATTAAAAAAGAAGCAGATGATAAATTTAAAGTATATTTTGTAGGTGAATCTGTTTTTAACGCATATGATGGAGAGGGTGGAAGAAATAAAATTTTAGATATTCCAACAACTGAAATTGGTATTGTTTCTGATTTAGACCAAGCAAGAATACTTGCTAGATTCTTTAATGATGATGTAAGCAGAGTTAAACACGCCTGTCTTATGGTTAAAGGAGGAGGTGAATTTAACCCTTGGAATGTTTTGGGTATTCCATTACCTGCAACGCAAGAAGGAAGAATTATTCCAGACACTAAATTTATGAGTGATTACGCAAGTGCTATTGTTGATTTATATGAAAAAAATTCTGGTTCTTCAGATTTTAAAGAAGAAATGTTAAAAAGATTTAAAGAAATTGGTCAATATGGAGAACCGCAATGGGTAAGTTTTTGGACATCTGATGGACAAAATCCAAGAATTGAATCAAAAAGAATTATCATAACTCCATCAAAAGAAGTAGAACTTGGAAAGACCCATAAACAAGGATTTAATGACAAAGGAGAGAAGGTTTGGATTCCAATTGATGAACAACCAAAAGTAGAAACACAGTCTAACAATGAGTCTAATGCTGATGTTAATACTCCAGAAAACCCAGAACCTACAAAAGAAGACAATGAAATAAAAGATGTTACAACATTTGATATTATTTCAAATTATCCTTCTACAGAAAATCAAGTTTTCAAGGAATGGGGAACATTAAGAAACAAATTAGGTTATACTATTATTAAAATTAAAACAGATAACAAAACAAATGCATATAGACTATTTAATCCTGCTTCTGGTTTTATGGGTGCATTTTGGAGTGAACAAGAGGCTGTTGATGAAATTCTAAAATCTAAAAATAAAGAAAATGTAAATAAACAATGAACTCTACTGACCCAGATTTAATCGGAGCAATCCAAGACTTTAAGAAAGGAGGCTGGGTTATTGCTCTGCTTGGGTCTTTAGGTATGTTTGCTAGATTGGTATTAACGGAGGAAAAATATAGTTTCTTTGTATGGCTCAGAAAGATTGTTGCTGGTGGGATTGTAGGGGTGCTGGCTTACTTTGCACTATACGGAACAGATATAGCCCCTATCTATAAGAGCGTTATTTATAGTATCTCTGGCTCGCTTGCCCCAGAGATTTGGGAATTCATTAGACGCAAGTTTAAGAAGGAAGCAAAATGAGATTACTAATTTGCTTAACACTATTATTAACTGGGTGCATAAGCAAGCCAGACAACACAAGGGTTATAGAGTCTTTAAAGTCAGAGGTTACCCAGACTGTTAAGTCTAGTATTGTTCCAAGCGTATCGACAGACCATACTTTAATCTACTCCTACGCTGGCGTAGGGCTGTTTGTTCTTGGGGCATTGGTGTCAGCCTTCCTTGACAAACAAAACGGACTGGTGCTAATCCTATGCGGTATTGCTAGTGGTGCTGTACCTTATGTTGTAACATCTAGTTATTTTGCTTGGATTTCAGCGGGTACGCTTGTATGCGTATCTTGTATTGGTATATGGTATTTACGCTGGAAGGCTGTACACGAAGCCAATGAAGAAGAAAAAGAAGATAAATCCTAAACCAATCAAGGTTAGGATTAGGTTTGAGGAACTAGGAGACAGTCCTCCTAGCGGAAGGAACTCAACTAACTTTGGGGAGTGCAACCCTCCAAGCAAGGAGATTGTAATAGACCCTAGGCAGACTGAAAATGAAATGATTGATACAATTATACACGAAGTTTTACATATTATATATCCAAAAACTAAAGAATGCATTATATCAACAAATGCTACAACAATAGCAGATATTTTATTAAAACTTGGTTACAGGTCTAAATTAATTAGAAATATTGTTGACCAAAGAAAATAATAATTATTATTTAACACATCGCTCTAGTTGGTAGTGCAGGGTTTCTGTGTTATTCCTATTGGGTCTAATTAGAGATTTGGTAATACACCTTACGCACTTAAGGTGTAAAGCCTATTCCCAATTATCATTATCGTCTAAATCAAAATCATCTATATCTTTATTTTCATCATCTAAACGCATAACAATTGGATGAGGCTTTTTCATTTTTGGAATTGTTTTTTCAAAATTTAATTCAACCATATCTGTTGCATCAACCCAACCTAGATTATCTTTATGAACAAAGATATCTACTATTGAAGTTAAATTATATATCAATCCTCCTGTGCTTGCATCAACTCCTACAATGGCGTTATCAAGCCACTCACGAGGCTCCAAAAATGTAACATTTGGAAATTTGTTTTCGTTATCTTTTAGTTCTGCTTTTGATAGTTTTTTTATTTTCATAGGTCAATGTGCGAGTAGATAAATTTTTTCCCAACTTTGTGTGCTTGCCAGATTTTCCAATCTTTGCCTTGGACAAACCCATAAATCCAGCCCGTACCCCATTTGCTTGTGTTGAGGCGGTTTTTGGCGTACGACATAAATTTCTTTTTGCACAAACATCCTCCGCAAAACCCAACGGCTCCACGGAACTTCCTTGCGTTTGTTTGTTGTATTGAGTGTATGTGCCCCATAACTGTTGCACCTTTTGGCGGGGCATAATGTATAGCGTGTTCTTCAACGGCTCTGACACCGCACGAGTAGCCGTGTACAAAAGAGATTGGTCCAAGTTCGTATACGCCTTCTTCTGCGTGATACGGAAGGATTTTTTTGCATCCGTTTTCTTTGAGGTGATTCCTAATTTTATCATTAAGGTCTTCACAAAAGTCCTTAAAAATGCCATTAGTAGTTGTATGTATGATGTTTTGGATTCTGTCTTCGTGGTTGCCATAAAGGAATATTGTTGGTTTATAATTTGAAATAAACCAGTTGCCCCATTCTAGGTCTTCTTGTAAAGATTCTTGTGTTTCTTTTCCTGTAGCACCTTGCCTAAGGCTTCTCATATCATAACAATCACCAAGATGAATTTTATGATGTGGTTTAAATGATTTGCAAAAATTAAATAATTCATTGGCAGAATCTTTGTCTACCATATCTCCGTGGTTATCTCCAACGGCTACAAATTTGTATAATATTGGTTTTGTCATAATTGTGTTTGGTTTTTATAATGTTTGTTTATCCAATTGTTTATGGAAATAGGTTGATTACAATCTGTGCAAATCTTTGTTTTTTTATATTGTTCATAAAGTTCTAGCATTTCTTCAAGTTCGTCCACTGTGCATCCCATCATATATGCTATGGCTTTTATTGAGTTTTGTCTCTTGTCTGTTACTTTCATATGAGTTTAAAATTCTTTCAGCCCTAATTAATGATGGCAAGTTATTTGGTTTTAATTTTAATTTTAAAGCACCTTTTATTCCAAGATTGTAGCACATATATAAACGCATAGGGGTAACTTCATATCCATTTGCAATCAATCTTTCAGCAAGCCATTCTAAATGCCATCTTGCTACTATTTTTGAGCGTGTTTCGTTAAATGCGTTTTTTCTGTTAAACGCCCAAGATACTCCGTTTCGACTGCAAGCATCATCCCAAGCAGATTTGTGCAGTTGAAACATACCAAGTGCTTTTTTCTTATCTCCAACCGCTTTATGATTATTGTCTGATTCTATTTGTGCCAATTTTTCTAAAAAGGCATCTGGTATTTCATAAGCGTATGCTCTTGTTATTAAAAGCATTATTATAATGTATTTCATTGAAATAATGACCTTGCTTGGAATTGAACCAAGATTCTCTGCTTAGAAGGCAGATGTTCTATCCATTGAACTACAAGGTCAATTAATTTAGAATGGAACTTCGTCTTCTTCTGGTTGATTTACTGATTTAAGTGCATACAACGCTTGTGCTGATTTTTTAAGCAACAAGTCCTTTGCACCAACCTTGCCAGTTTTTTCCCAAGGCTTTGGTTCCCATTTATTAGCCCAATAATCCAAGTCTTCATTTGGAAGGTCTTTTAATGCAGTTCCCTTGTTTTTGCCAAATGGAACAGGAAGTTCAAAGTTAGGCTCACTTGTTGAAGCACCAGCACTTGATTTAGATACTTGTGCTGTAGTTGATGGTTGTGCTGAATTATGTGAAGTTGTTGTTCTGGTCATACGGTCAATTTCAGCATCATCGTCCTCTGTAGCAACTCCTGCAACAGATGCTAATGCATAGCGTCTAAGATAGGTTAGCAATGCACCTGCTTGTTGACCTGTTGTTTTTGTATCAACAGGAACAAAAATAGATGATTCAATGCTTGTTCCGTTTGTGTGAGCAATGATAGTTTTAATACCAACACCACCAATTCTTTCATTTCCCCAAAGTGATTCTGCACTTGAACAGGGCATTTGAATTACCGCCAATCCGTGTTTTGCAAAGATTGGTTTAAGTGCAGACAAATGTGCAGATAGAGTTGCGTAGTTATTTTTATGAAAAGGATTTTTAGCGTCAGCCAAGATATCCTTTGTTTCGTTCTGCATCTTTACGATAGCAGAATATAATTCAGACAAGTCCATTTGTTTTGGTTCTTCTGTGTTCATATTTTTTATTCAGAGAAATATTCGTTAATCTTGCCGATGTTGTCAATATTGATTCTAACAGATTTACCATTATCATTGATAAAAGTATAATACTGATAGTTTTTGATTTTAACAGGTTTCAGAAGGCGAGCCATTCTTCCATCTGTTAAGACGATGTATTTTTTTGCATTTTTAACCTCGATGCAAGAGGGTTCTTTTTGTGGTGTTTCCATAGGGGGAAATTTATTTTATTGCTCCGTATATTTCAAAATAATCTTTTAGTCTACGAACTATAGCAGAGCCAGTTTCTGAATTGTTAAACCTTTCTTCAAGTTTATTTCCATTATAATTTGTGGTAATAATTGTAGGTCTTTTATTTGATGTTCTTTCATCAATAATTGCAAACAAATCAGTTTCCATTCTTTGAGTCAACCTTTCTTTACCAAGGTCGTCAAGACCAAGAACTGCACAATTAATTAATTCATCTAAAACATCTCCGTGGTTATTATTGGCAAAACCATTCTCAATTTTCTGTTCTAATCTACGCATAGAAATAAATTGTGAATTTTTTGGATAATAATTAATCCAAGCCTTATTAAACATAAGCCAAGCAACTCTTGTCTTTCCTGTTCCTGTAACTCCGTGAAGTAACATAGATTTTTCTACTTCATAATTATCCCAAGCGTTCTGCATCTGCTGGGATAATTTAGATACAACAGTTTCTAAAAACAAAACAGGTGTACTTGGATGAGTCATTTTAAATGTCCATTTGTTGCTATCAAATACATCTAAATAATTATATGGGTATTCGTGATGTTCTTTCGTTTTAAAACAATCTAAACACACAGCAAGGTGTGGTTTAAATTTTTCACTACGAACATCCCATACAGGTACTGCTTGGTTTTTACAATGAATGCACTTAGAAGCCATTGGCGTGGTCTTTATTGGTTAATGTTTTTGATTGCTCTTCTTTAACAGTAAAAAGACCCTGCCATCCAAAAGCAATGCTTTTATTTATTGATGCTATGCTTTTTGATTCACTATTCCAAGATTCAAGCATCCTCAATTGCTCCATTTGTGTAAATGGTGCTAATGGCTTCTTTATCTGCTTCCTGTATTTAATCCACTTGTCCCAAGAATCTCTGAATTCTTGTGAGTCATATGGTAATATTATATCTTTATTATCTTCTATATTATCTACTGTTCTATCTGTAGGAAGTTTATTTCCCCCCCTATGGGAAGTAGATTTCCTACCCCTAGGAAGTTCATTTCCCTTTCCTTGGTAATCTATTACACCCACCAAGGCTTGCTTCTCTACAGTCCGTAGAATGCGTTTGCCATAAATCTCTATGCGTTTGACTAGATTGTAATCAATCAATGTCTTAAGCACATTCTTGACCTGCCTATCAGACAATTGAAGCGTACGAGCAATATACCCATTTGATGCATAGCACCCATCTTCATTGTCTAGTGCCGAAATAATTCCGTACACAACCTTTTCAGTTATAGAAAGAGTTTCCAATTGGAGTACCTCTGAAGGAATCCAAACACCAGTAAACTTTGCCTCGCTCATCGTTTGTAAGCAGATAAATTAAGTTGTGGCAAGAATCCTGTCTGATATGATGGAAACTTGTTGAGAGTTTTACAAGTATTATACTGATAAAACTTATGTTCAACAATATCAATCCATTGTTTCATTTCTCTTTCTTCAACTTCATAAAAAGCAGATGTACTTGGCTCTGTAGTTTCAACTGCAATAAATCCACAGTTAAAAGTTTCTTTGTAATGCATCTCAACTAACATTTTATAGAATGCTTGTTGAACCCAATACATTCTATCTTGTACTTCATATCTAAAAGATTCTGGGCTTGCATCTTGGCAAGTTTTTATATCCCAAATAATTTTTGATTTTAAATCAATAATATCAACCTTTCCCTTGCACTCATTGCCAAATAAATCTGTAATAATAATAGTCTCACGATTTATTTTGTTTTCTAGCAACTTGTGCCATTCTGTATTGCTTGTTACTGCAAGAACTGAACGAGAAACTATTTGACTACTATCGTTTTTAAGAATCAATTTGTCATAATTAGCATCCTCAAAATCTTTTGCGATTTGCTTTCCTTCTTTTGTCCTGCGGTCGCATTCTGGCATAAAAGCAATGCTCTTCAGATACAACTCTGGTTCAAGCAAAGCCATATGTATGGCAGTACCAATTCTCATTGCTTCAGTTTGTTCAACCTCAACTTGGTTTAAGAAGTGATAAGGTGAACGAATAAATGCCTTAAAGCGTGATGCGTTTAAAGCAGGATGAGAGCGATATTCGCTCTCCGTCATTTTACAGGCTAATGTTTTCATTTTGTTTTATTGTTAAGATAATGCTAGGGCTTAACTCCCAGCACTTCTCAATATAAAGACTCCATATAATACTATCGTCAACTACAAATTTTTGGTTAATTAATTCGTCTAAAATTACTTTAACAACATTGTCGCAGTCTGGTCTGGTAGTTTTTACAATTGTTTTACAGTTGTTAAATTTAGGCAAAAGATACTTTGGTGGGCTATAAGCAAGCCTAATAGACACAATACAAGGCTCTAATATAGCATTATTTGGTCTAAATTTTGATATTTTAAGCCCAAAATCCTTTTGCCAAATGCTAACTTTGTTGTTTTTCATTTTTCCAACAAACATTTTGCCTGTTTTTGTCTTTAAAACCCTCAAATTTGCTTGATGTGTTGATGTCGGTGGCTCAATATTTAAAACAATCCGAATTTGTTGATTTTTATCATTTTCCATATAATATTGTTTATTATGGAATCAGAATCTAAATATACAAGAATAAAAAATGACCAAAAATCCACTACTTTACAAAAATTAGACAAAAAAAAGAAGGAAGAAATCGTTTGGATGACAGAAAAAGGTCATACTCAAAAAGAAATTGAAGAAAAAGTAGAAGTTTCTAGCCATACAGTAGTTGCAGTAAGAAATGAAATGGGTAACGGAACGGTAGACCTAAAAACATATAAGGCTAAAACATCAGATTTATTTAAATCAATCATTATGAAAGGTGCTATGCGTCTTGATAATGAAATTGATAAACTACCAATCTCACAAATGCCAATCGCATTGGCAGTATTAATTGATAAGGTTCAAACACTAAATGACCAACCTGTTGTTGTTACAGAACACAGATTAAAAATTAAACACGAAGACATAAATAAATTAATCTCTGGTGAAATTATTGACTTAGATAATAATTTGTAAAATTTTTTTCAAAAAGTTCACTGTCGTGGGGCTTTAATAAACTAATGGCGTGGTAATGTTTTGGTTTATTTACATTTGGCTTATTTATTTCTGCCATTGGATGTTATGGTATAATATAAGTGCAAGGCAATCACGCCTTGCATAACATATATACATAACACAATGAATAAAATATCAAGCGATGAAATAATCGCTTTAGCAAACAGCGTGGCACGATTTCAAGTCGTGCATACCACAGAGTATGGATACATTAAACCACATACTAACATTCAAACCTTTGAGGTAGAAAATGTTTTAGATGTGTTTCAATGTTGTCTAATCAATGGAAAGAAAACAGAACAAAACATTTCAGAAATATTTCTTTCTGAAAAAAATTACAACATTCATATCAATATGAGTGCTGAACGGTTTATGTCTGTTTTTGCTTTTCTGTTTTATGAAAAAATAATTCCGTCTTATGCGGAGTCTTTATATTTTCGTTCTAACTTACGAGACGAATGTGAAGAGCATAAAGCAGAGTTTATAAAAGATAAAACAGCATCATTGCTACAATCTTTTAGCGATGGTCTTTATGCATTTAATATGCTTCAAACATTAAACAGCGATGAAGACATTAAAACTAGCAAATCCGATTCTGACCTTTATAAACGCTAAAACATCGAAAGGTGAAGCGTTAGGTTATCGCACAGGTATTATTTATTTAGCACCACATACAACATCTGGTGTTACTAATACCTGTTTAAGTTCAACGAAACAATGTCGTGCTACTTGTTTATTTAAATCTGGAAACTCATTAATGTTTCCAAAAATAAATAAAGCAAGAATTCGCAAAACAAAACTTATGTATCAAAATCCAGATTTGTTTTGGGATGTTGTGCATAATGAAATAGAATGTTTGCGAAAATATTGTCTGAAGCATTCATTGATTCCTGCAGTAAGACTGAATGGCACTAGTGATGTGTATAATCATTATGTTAAAGATTTGATTGAAACAAACTACGACATTCAGTTTTACGATTATACAAAACGATACGAAAGAGCAAAAGATTACATATCAAAAAAGTTACCACAGAATTATCATTTAACATTTTCTTTTTCAGAAAATAACTTCAATGAAAGTATTTTTCTTTTAAAGAATGGAATGAATGTTGCTGTGGTGTTTGAAACAAAACGAAGTCAATCGCTTCCATCAACTTGGAATGGGTATAGAGTTGTTGACGGAGATTTACACGACTTGCGTTTCTTAGATATGTATCAATTAATGGATGAAAATATTCCATTAACAAATAAAGGAATAGTAATAGGGTTGAGAGCAAAAGGTTATGCAAGAAAGTTAAGACCAAGCATAACAGGATTTGTTCAACCAAACATAGACACATAATGTGTCACCAACTCAACGAAAGCAAATGCAAGTAGTTGAGTTGGTAAAACTTTGTTGGCGTGTTATGTCATCACTACGACATTACTCAAAACCGATGAGCGACATCACGCCAACACAACTTTGCATTAGCACAACGCTGATGTGAAAACACAAAAAATAAATACATACAAATATGATTAACATCATAGGCTGGTTAAACGGTTTGCTTTCATTAGCAAACATCAAAGCGGAACTCGTTTCGCTTCAAAACGAAAATGCAATGCTGAAAAAAGAATACGAAACTACTCAACAGGCTTTATCTAATCTTGTTGATAAGTTAAACGATTTGGAAAACAGCATTGAAGATAAAGTAAACGATATAACTCAAGACTCATTAAGTAATTTTCAAAATGATTTTGAATATGACATTGATGATAAAGTTGAGCGTTTCGTTGATGATAAGTTAGATGACGCATTGCCAAGCGATGAGCAGATTGAACACAGAATTAAAAATATAATTGAGAGAGGAAAATTAAACCTGCATCTCAAAGAAGCAGTTCAATTTGAAGTTGAGTCCGATTGGTTTGAGATTCAAGTAAGTGATATGATTAAATCAGTTTGCAAAGAATTAATTCCAGCGGAAGCAAACGAAGAGGCTAAAGAAAACGAAAGCGTCATTGACCAAATGGTTTTAGATAAAATTAATTCGCTTGTAATAGAGCGAATGGAAGCAAAGTTTGGTGAAGGATGGGATTCGTGGTTTGAAGAACACACACGCTATTGCATTAAAAATGTTTTAGGTGAGTTTCTTGCACAAGCATATGAACAAACGAAACAGAAGTAATATGGAATCTCAGCCTCAAGACCGATTAGAGTTTATCGTTAAACAACTCAACATTCCAGAAAACATTACTGCTAAAAATTATCCGTTCTATGAAATTAATGGATACGGAAATATTTTTGCCGACATCTCCATTGCTACAAAAGCGTGGAGAAAAGTTGATAAGAAAGTAGCAGGAAATATATTCCCTGTAATCAATAAATACTGTAAGTCACCAGAAGAGTGTGAAGCAGTATTAATTGCTATCAGCGGAATTGAATCGTAAAAAACTTTGGTAAAAGTTGAAGCCTCATCGGGTTTCAACAAGTAACCAATACAAAAACAAAACACATAGTTATGTCTAACGACACTACGACAGATGCATCTCTGTCTTTAATCAAGATGCAATACGAGCGTGAGTTGCAAATCTCTCACGCTAACGGTAGCAACATTGCTACTAATCCAAACGAACATCGTTTCTCCGTAAGTAAGTTACCAACTTACTTAAGCGATGGCACTCCTGCTAACCGCTGGGCAATCAAACGTAATGACACAGGCATTGTGATTGGTTCAGTATCTGGCGATTACGGTGTTATTCAAAACTCTGACTTTGATGATGAAATCATTGAAGGATTTAAGTTGAATGACATTAATCCTACCAGCATCAAACCAATCGTGTTTAATTATGGTGCAAGAACGCACATCGAATATACATTCGGTGATTTTAGAAGCGATGTCACAAGAAAAGGCGACATCGTTTCGTTGCGTATCACAGCACATAATTCGTTTGATGGTAAGTCTTCATCAAGCATCAGTTGCGGTGCAGTTCGTCTCGTTTGCTTAAACGGAATGACTGGATACACGCAAGATGTTAGAATGAATGCACGACATACATCAAAAGCAAATACGAGTTATGTTGCAGGTGTTGTTCGACAAGCATTGGAACAATGGAAACATAATAATGTGCTTTGGAATAAACTCGCTTCAGTCGAGATTTCACCATTGCACGGTTTCTATATTATCGAAAACCTGTCCAATGCTAAAACCATCAGCACTAAAGTTGCAAAACTCGCATCGCAAGTGTGGGAGCAACCTACATATGCTGAAGATAGAAGTAGAACATTGTGGAACCTCTACAATGCTGTAACTCAAGTGACTACTCATCAATTAAGTGAGCGTCATTACGAAGCATCGAGTCGTATGTCTTCTTCAATGTTAACGACATTCAACAATGCGTTAAACGACAGAAGTCAACTCGAACATCTGATGCGAGTGCCAGAAACTGTAGGAGGTCTTAACAACTAATCGAATAGCACACATCACAGCAATGTGGTGTGTGCTTTCCTTTATCACTATGGGATTAGACCAATACGCAGTCGCAATTAAGCCTAAGGTTGCTGACTTACACTTAAAGGCACACGGCGGTGATTTAACAGATGATGAGTCTGACTCACTCGCAAACGGAACAGAGCAATTAATGCAATGGAGAAAACATCCAAACCTAAACGAATGGATGTCTAATCTGTGGTCACTTGAAAATGGTGACGAGGAGTTTAACTGTAAGCCACTTGAACTAACGCTCGATGACATCGAAGCATTAGAGAAGAGTGTTACTGAAAATAAACTTCCACACGGAGAAGGTTTCTTCTGGGGAGCAACTCAACCCGAACATAAGGAAGATGATTTAGAGTTTATAAGACTCGCTCGTAACGCTATTAATAAAGGCAAACGAGTTTTCTATTCCTGCTGGTGGTAATCATTACGACAATGGGAACCATCAATATTAATGGTGTTGAAATTACACCCGAGCAGTTACAGGGATTAATAAAATTAATCCATCGTGGTTGGAAGTTGGATTACACTTCCATCGCAAAGTTGCCAGCCGAACAATGTATTATCATTACGGTTGAAGCAAAACATACAGGAATGAAAATGACAATGGGGATTGAATCAGATGGCTACACGCACTCCTAAAGAACTGAAACAAAAACCTGTTAGACATAAGAAAGGAGTTTACAATGTCTCTTGATTTTCAATTTGTCCCTACAATCGACCGCAAGTTGATTGAATACACAAAATCAGATGGTTCATTGCATTGGACTCCTCGTGCCCAATCGTTTGTCTTCTTTCAAATGCAATTACAGCATTCGTTAGAAGGAGAGATGACAGGAAAGAAGTTAGAAGAGATTAATAGAAGAATTAGTCTTATCAACTTACTTGATAGACGACCATACTACTACGACATAGATGGAAATGCTTATCAGCATCAAATCAATGATGTAGTAACATATTGGGGATTGTCTACCAATGTCAGTCATCTTACTAAAACGAAATGGAACAAATGGTATCTAAGAGTTTGTGAATATAGTGGCGTAAAAACTCCAATCCACAAATTGATAGAATCACCATACGAAATATATATAACAAACAATGCCAACATCAATTGAAACCGCTGTTGCTATTGTTTGGTTGATTATATTGATTAAAACCGCAAAAGATTAATACAAAAAGTTCGTCTGCCGTGCGGTTTTAATAACAAAAAGTGGGTGTGGTGCGTTTAAAATCGTTCCACGCCCACTCCACTTTTCTGCCACTAAACATCGTGCTATAATATAAGTGTAAGGCAATCACGCCCTACATAACCTACATACATACATACATATATGAGCAAAAACCAAAAGTCAGTAACACTAAACCGTCAATCGTTTGAAAAGACCGTTGGCGATTTATCAAAGAAAACACTTAACCTGCTAAATCCAAGTGGCAAGTTAAGCAAAGAGTTAACACCACAGCAAATCGTTGCATTCGCAATCGAAGCCGACAAAACACTGTCGGCTTTAATGCGAGCAATGAAGGGTGTTAAGAAAACAACAAATAAAGAAACAGGCGGACTGTTTAAAACACAGTTAGGCGTTGTCACCACTAAAATGGAAAAAACTAAAATTAATGTGGTGCAAATTAAAAGAATAGTGAAGGCTCAAATGAAGCGGATTAAAAACATTAAAGCAATCACGCCATTCATCTCACAGTATATAAAGTAAATGCGTTTACCTTATTTAAAGTGGGCAGTGTGGTTTTCTAAACAGTTACCCAAGAAATATGCCACCCGTTTTCTCTTATGGGCGAACGGTTTTAAACCACCGATAAAGAAATGATTTTAAACATCATCTTGGTCATCGGTGCTTTAACTTTGTTTAATCATTTAACTGAAAAGTAAATGCGTTAAGCAATGCACGGCATTCCGTAAAAGAGTATTCCCTTTGCCCTACGGGGCGGGGGGAGTATTCTCTTACTTTTTGTTGATATACCCTAACGCATTCTAATACAGACTTTTTATTGACAAAAGACAATCTAGTCTGTAAAGGCAGGGGTTATTAAGGGGGGGAAAGCAAAACCTTGTCAAGTGTCAACTGCAAAAAGTGACTAATTTTGTTTAATTTTATACAAAAAGGTGGGGGTGAAATGTATTTCCTAGGGGGGTGAAGTAAATTTCCTAGGGGGGGTGAAATAGATTTCCTACAGATATAACAGTCTATAGAATAATAGATATTAATAATATATTTGACACGGCATTTATTTTAGTTTCTTAATTGGCAATGAACATCTCAGAAAGCGAATTAATCAAAGTAAATGGGTGGAAAAAGAAAGAACTTAGGAAAATTAGAAAAGAAACTAAAGAATTTGAGGGTCATTTATTATGGTATATTGACAATGAAAATAGACCTAAAATTTACCAGAAAATTTACTGGACACCTATTGGCATTATTTTTCTTAGAGAATACTTTTTTGCTAAAATGAAAATTGTTGAAGATGCCATTAAGTCTATTCCAGATGATATTATTGAAAATGGTGCTATGACAAAGGGTCAATTTAATAAAGTTGTAAATAATTCAAGATGGATTGGAAAGGTTTCAAGAAACACATATAGAAACAACAAAATTATTTTAGTTGAACACGAAACTGGATTTAAGGTTTTAACTAAATGCAAAAACAATTTATTATATCCTAAAAATAAATGGGTTATTGTTGACACATTGGAAAACAATCACTCAATCAAAAAACAATCATTTAAATCTTATGAAAAAGCCAAAGAAGAAAAAACAAAACTTTAAACAGCCAGACGAACTTCACCAAGCATTAAATATTCCTCAATACGAAAAAATGCAACAAGATGACGGTGTAGAAAAAGGCAAATGTGAAGTGTGTGGAAAAATGCAAAAAAAGTGTAAATGTTAATATGCCATTGTTTGAATAAAAAATCGATGCGATGCTAACGCATCGCACAATATAACCCCTACAATCGATGGAACAAAAAAACGAGACACCTAACACAGGCAGTAACACAAAAACGCTTTACAGCAACGATAATGCAGTTGTATTGGCTGGTGACGAGGGTGTTGAGGCAATGTTTAGGTATTTAGACCCAGAATATAAAGTTTTTAAAGATATAACAGGATATATTAATTTAACAAAAGATAATCCAAATAATACAAATTTATCATTGTCTGGAGGTTTAACATATAGCAAACAAATAGGTAATTCTGTTGTTAATTTGGATTATAACACAAAAGATGGGTATAGGGGTTCAGTTGTTTATGGAAATGGTGATTTACAGGTTGGTGCAGGATATGATGAACTTAATAAAACGCCTTCAATTAATGCAAATTACAGATTGCCTTTAAATTCTTCATTATCGTTTAATTCTTACGGAAACAACAACTCAACCTATGTTGACAACAATCTTAAACTAGGAGATGTTGGTTTTAATACAAAACTTGGAGTAAGAAATAATGGATACGGCTCAAAACCATTTGCATCTATTATTTTTGACCAAAATGGTGAAAACGGAATTTATGGAAGTATAAACAAACAATCTGGTTCTCCTTTAAACGCAACAGTTGGATACAAATATAGTAAAAAGTTTTAATGGTTGAAGAATGGAAAGCAGTACCAATTGAACAATTTCATCATTTGTATGAAATAAGTAATATTGGAAGACTTCGTTCTTTTCCAAAAACAACATCAGATGGAAGAAAACTTAAAGCAAAAATTATTAAACCAACAACAAATAATAGCGGATATTTGCAGTTTAAGTTGCATAATAACAAATTTAGATTTAATATTAATGCTCACAAACTTGTGGCTATTACATTTGGTATTATATTTTGGAATGAGCATTCTTTAACAGAATATCAAATTAATCATATTGATGGAAACAAACACAATAATTGTGTAAACAATTTGGAACCCTGCACTCCAAGTGAAAACTTGCAACACGCATACAAAACAGGATTAAGAAATAAATAATTTTATGGCAGAAAAAATAGACTTTTCAGATATAGATAAAATTTTATCTTCACAAGAAGATACTTCAAATTCTTCACAAGAAAGTACTTCAAAGCCCAACAAAGCAATTTCAAAAAATGATTTAGAAAAACCTATTGGTAATATTCAAAGAGTTCAAGCATTATTTGATGAAGGAAAAGGAAAATATGTAGTTGTACCTGCAGTTGCAGGTATTTCTGGGCTTTATTTAAAACAACGATATGATAAAAAAGTTTTAGAAAGTATGAAAGAGTTGGCTAAGTTTCGTGGAGAAGAGAGAAATTTAATTAAATTGGCAGAATCAAATAGGACTGGTTTGGGAATTGCTTCTGGAAGTTCTGCTGTTAAAGGAGTACCAATTGATAAATTAAAATATCTTAATATGAATGGAAAACCATTAAGTGCGATATCAAGTTCTGAAATTGCTAACTACGCAAAAAGTGAAGGTTTAGCAAAAACTGCTATTCCTTTTTTTGGTTCTTCTGTGAAAGGAAGTAAACCTGCAGTTCTTGCTGAAAATGCTGAATTTCCAGATACATTTACAAAATATGTTCTTAAAGACGGAAAATATGTAGTTGAGGCTGGAAAACCAGTTTCTGAAGTTCTTGGAGCATTAGGTAAATATGGTAAATACATTGATAGAGGTTTATATGGTCTTGCTGGTTTAGCGAATATTCCAAAAGCATTAAATACTGGAAACATTTATAATTATTATACAGAAGATTTAAAAAGAGGAATAGACCCAAATGGATATACTAGATATCTTGGAATGGATATTCCAAATAGTGCATTAATTAATTATGGTGCACCAATTGGTGGTGGGATGAAAACACTTCAAAATTTAGGAGAGATTTCTCTTGATGTTGCAAGTAAAGGTTCGCTTGGTTTTTTAAAAGATTGGGTTATTAATCCTGCACTTCAACATAATTTTAAATTAACAGAAGACCAAGAAAAAATTAAAACAAAATTAATTGAAGAATATAAAGCAAAAGGATTAAATCCAATTCAGGCGGAACGATTTGCAAAAAATTATTTAATTGAACAAGGAAGTAGTTCACAAATTTCAGATGAAGAATATAAAAAACAAAATTATGGAGTTTCAAGAAAAGACCAACAAGCAGTATCAGATTCACTTAGCAATTTCGTTTTAAGCACTCTTAATGCAGAAATTCCACCAGAATAATTAATAAATTGAGTAACAATGTTTCAAGTTTTAAACCAACTCAGCATCCTGTCATTAAAATGCCAGATATTAAAATGCTTGTTGAAAAACTTGGAACAGAAAAAACAGCAGAAATATTAGAAATAAGAGAAGACAAAATTTTAGCAGAACAATTAGACCCATACAGGCACGGATATGAGCCAAATCATTGGAAAGATGCAGACCAAATTATAAAAGATAAACAAGAACTTTTGGTTTTAGGAGGAAATCGTGCTGGTAAAACTGAATGGATGGCAAAAAGGGTTATTCAAACTCTTATAAATAAAGATAAAGCAATGGTTTGGTGTCTTCACACGACACAAAAATCATCTATTCAAATGCAACAAAATGTAGTATGGAAGTATATGCCTCCAGAATTAAAAAATTGCAAAAAAACCAAAGTAACAAACATTGCATACAGTCAAAAAAATGGATTTTCAGAAGAATCATTTGTTTTACCAAATGGCTCTCAATGTGTTTTTATGAATTACGCTCAAAAGCGTGATGTTATTGAAGGAGGAGAGTGTGATTTGGTTTGGTGTGATGAGTTGGTTCCTATGGATTGGGTTGAAACACTTAGATATCGTCTTGTTACTCGCAGAGGAAAACTTGTTATTACTTTTACACCTGTTGCTGGATATTCGCAGGTTGTTAAGGAATTTGTGTCTGGGTGTAAATTTACAAAAACGCTTCCTGCACCAATTTTGGATGGAAATTTAATACATATTCAAGGATGTCCAAAAGGAGAAATGCCATATACTGCAAATAGCCATAGAGGAAACGCTGGAGTTATATGGTTTCATTCTCAACTCAATCCATACAACCCATTTGACGAATTAGTTAAAACACTACATGGAAAAAATCTGTATGAAAAGAAAATTAGAGCCTATGGATGGGCTGATAATACTGTAGGAAATCAATTTCCACGATTTGGAGAACATAACATTATTTCAGAAAATTTTATTCCAAAAGATGGAACAAATTATATGGTTTGCGACCCTGCTGGTGCTAGAAATTGGTTTATGTTGTGGATGAGGGTTGATTCACAGGGAAATATGTATGTTTATCGTGAATTCCCAGACATTACATACGGAGAATGGTCTTTGCCTAGTGAAAAACCAGACGGAAAAGAAGGAATGGCACAAAGAAACGGTGCTGGTATGGGAATTGATGACATTAAGAAACTAATCAAAAATTTAGAGGGCAACGAGGAGATAATTGAGCGATATATCGACCCTCGTGCTGGTGCAACTCAAGCAGTAGGTCGTGATGGCGGAACATCCATCATAGAACTCCTAGATTCTGGAGAAGACCCTATGTATTTTGCACCATCGGCTGGTGTAGCAATAGAGCAAGGTGTTGCTATTATAAACGATTTATTGTCTTATGATATAACACAATCTATATCTCCACTCAACCAGCCAAAACTTTTTATATCAGATAAATGTCAGAATTTAATTTATTCTTTAAAGGAATGGACTGGTGCTGATGGAGATAAAGGTGCAAGCAAAGACCCAATAGACTGTTTAAGATATCTTGTTGTTATGTCACCCATATTTATTGACAATAAAAGAAATTTTAATAATCAAACATTTACATACTAATGAATACTTATAATGACGATAATACGGCAGATGAGTTGCTGTATTCCGAAAATGGACCAAATATTAACGCTTTAAATGCAGAATTAAGCCGTTCTTATCTTTTTGGAGCAAATGTTACGGAGTTAAATTTAAATGACGATTTGCGTTATTGTCGTTGGAGTGGTCAAACTTCTGACGGAAAAAAATTTAGCAAAAACAGAGAAGAAGATGACCCAGCATTGCCATTTGAGGGTGCGTCAGATGTAAGGGTTAGATTGATTGATAGAGTTATCAATGAACAAGTTGCTTTATGGATGAATGCATTAAAGGCTTCTAAACTTGGTGTTAGTGGAAGAACTTCTGAAGATTCTGCAAATGCTACATCTATGGCAACATTGCTTGAATATGTTGCATCTGGAAGATTAAAACAAGAAATGCGTAGAGAGGCTGAACTTTGGGGACAGTATACACATCAATATGGATGGTCTGTTATGCATATTGGGTGGGAACAGGAAATGGGAACAACTGAAAATGTTTTTACTGTTTCTGATTTAATTAATTTAGTTTCTGAATCTGTAAGTTTAAATCCAGATTCTCCAATTTCATCATTGCCTCAATTAATAATGGATAAGAACACAGAAAAAATGGCTGTTTCTATTATTTTAAATAATTTAACTGGATACACGGAAGACCAAATTGTAGAAATGGTAACAGATTTAAGAGAAAAAGGTTATACAAAATTACACAAAGAAACATTAATTAAAAATCTTCCTGTTGTTACTGCTTTAAAGCCATACGATGAAATTACATTTCCTCCAGAAACTATAGACCTTCAAAAAGCACGAATTATCTTTAGAAGAGTATATATGACGGAATTAGAAGTTCGTGCTATGAAAAATACCGAAGAATGGAGTGAAGACGCAATTGAAGAGGCTGTTTTAACAAAGGGTCAGTTTTTTTGGTATCGTGACCCTAATATTGTTCCTATTAATAGATTAAATCAAGATTATAGGCTTAGAACAAACAATTTAATTGAGGTTATTTATGCGTATTATAAGCAATTAAACGAACAGGGAAATCCTTGCATTTATCAAACAATTTTTAGCCCAAATTCAAGAAGCAGTTTATATTTAAAACACGAAAAACTTGGATATGCACACGGTAAATATCCATTTGTTGTATTAAGACGAGAACATATTCGTAAAGCAATTTATGAAAGCCGTGGTGTAACAGATATTCTTTCAACAGACCAATCTGAATTAAAAGCACAACAAGATTCGTTAAGAGATAGAACTGCATTAGAAACGGTTCCTCCAATTATGGTTAAGCGTAGGGGTATTGGTGGTATCGGAAGAATTGGTCCAGCAATGCAAGTTCCTGTTACAAGCCCAGATGATTATAGATTTATGGACCCGCCAAGGGGAACTCCATCAATTGCAGAGTTTGTTATTTCTCAAGTAAATTTAAACACAGCAACATATTTTGGATTAAATCACGCAGAAACTCCTGCTCCGTTAGCACAAATGTTGCAACAAATGTCTGTAGACAATTGGCTTACTGCTTGGTCTGAAGTTTATACTCAAATGTTGCAATTAAGTTTACAATATTTAGATGTTACAGAGTTAGAAAGAATTTGTGCAACACCTATTCCGAAAAGCATTCACGATATAACAAATATGTATGATTTTGAAGTTAAATTTGATATAAGAAATTTATATACAGATTTAGTATTAGAAAAACTTCAAGCAATTCAACAGTTTGTTATTCCATTAGATGCTGGTGGTGTTATTGATAGAAATAAACTTGTTCAAAAGTCAGTAGAGGCAATTGCACCAGATGCATCAAAAGATTTAATTATAAATCAACAATCTGCATCACAAAAATTGTATAAAGATGTTCAAAATGATATTGGTATGATGATGCTTGGAAATGAACCAACTTATGTTGAAAATGACCCAACTGCATCAACTAAAATGCAATATTTACAACAAATTATGCAAAACAACATAAAGGCTCAAAATGCTTCAAAATCAGACCAAATGTTCCAGATGTTATTGCAAAATTATATGAAAAATTTGCAAATGTCTGTTATGCAGGAACAAAATAAACAAATTGGAAGAATTGGAGTTACGCCAGTAATGGACAAATTAAAGCAACAGCAAGGAGGTCAAAATGCGTGATTCCGATTATAATATTTCAGTTTTTGCTTTTAGTCAAAAAAACGAATTATGGGAACATATTAATTATTTAATTGATATTAATATTGAGGCTGAAACGAACTTAGCAATTGGTACTGACTTATCTGGAGAACAAAGGATTCACGCTTGCGGAAGGGCTGAATCTCTTAAACAGTTTAAGAATTTGTTAAACGAAGAAAGAAAAAAAGCGTTAAATAATATCAATCTTCCATTTGACAATTAATTTACCTTTTATACCTGTAAATTTAACAGTTTCTTAGTTCTGCAAAAACTATGACCAAAAAAGGCACTTTAGACCTTATCTAATGGATACTACAAATAATAATAATGGAGCAGGGAGCGAGCCATCATCGGAAGGTGATAACAGTTCTCAACAGCATAATGGTGCTTTAAGCAGTGTCGAAATTCAATCTCGACTTGCAGAAATTCTTGGAGATGACCCATTAGTCTCCCAAGCGGAACCAGATGAAGCCGATAGTAATCAGTCTGAAGACCAACAGTCGGATAGTGAGTCAGAAATGGACACTACAACCGAAAATGATGGCAAAGAAGAAGTTCATTCACAGTCCGAGGAAGAAGATTCCAATGAAGATGTCTCTCGTGGTGTTCAAAAGAGAATCGACAAACTTACAGCAAAGCGTAAAGAGGCTGAAGAGCAACTTGAAACATTGCGTAAAGAAGTCGAAGATTTAAAAGCATCACAAAATAATCGTAAAGTTGAAGTAGAAACTCCAGATATTCCACATACCAATCTTGAAAGCGTTGCAGAAATCGAGGCAGAGATTGCCCAAGCAAGAGCAGTCAGAAATTGGGCTGAACAGAATGCTGATGGATTTACTCAAACAGACGAAAATGGTAATGAAACATATTACGACCCTGCACAAATTAGGCAAATTAAAGTAAATGCTATGAAGGCAATTGAAGAAACCCTTCCAAAGCGTTATCAATATGTTCAGCATCGAGACAATCTTGAACCAATTGTAGTCAAAGAATATCCGTGGTGGAAAGACAAAACAAGCCAAGAGCGAATTATCGCTGATAAGTTTTTAGAGTCTTTTCCAGCAATTAAAAAATTCCCAGATTATAAAATGGTTATTGGCGACTATATTCGTGGCGTAAGAGCAAGAGAAGCAAACTTAAAAGGTCAAAAGAATGTTCCAAAGGCTCCATCAATTCCTCGTACAACAAGTTCAGCACCTACCGTAAAGAAACAGGAACTCCAAAGTAGAGATGCATACAACAGATTTAAACAATCTGGAAAATCGGATGACCTTAGCAAAATTATAGAAGACTTCCTGTAAACCCAATATTATTATATTATGGCATCATTAACTGAAAGAAATATCGTGTCTGGTAAAAGAGAGGCACTTGCTGACATTATCTCAATGGTTGACGCAAAGGCTACTCCTTTTACATCAATGGCTCCCAAGGTTGCAAAACCTTCTAATACATTATTCCGCTGGCAAGTTGACTCACTACCAACCGTTTCTGCTGAACAAGCAGGAGTTGTAGATGGTACTGATGTTAATCCTGCTACTCAAACATCTAACTATGTTAAAGACGGTTCTACCCAGTATCGTTATGAACTTAGTAACCACATCCAAATTTTCCGTGAATCAGTTCGTGTTTCACCTCTTACTACTGACATTGCAGTTGTTGCTGGCGTTAAGTCGGAACTTGCAAACAATGTGTCTAAGGGTATCGAAGTTGTAAAGCGTAAGATTGAAAAAACTCTTTGCTCTGCAAATCTTCCTAAAGCGGATGATGGTGCATCTCAAGGTTATGCAACTCGTGGTCTTGATTCTTGGATTAAGAATGATTTTACAGGAGATACTTATCTTACTGTACCAAGTTCTTTCCGTACTCCTACATCCAGTATTTCTACTGTTGGAACAACGGCTCTTGATGAAGCAGAAGTTCAAAATGTTTTGGCTTCCGTATTCAATCAAACTGGTCGTATGCAAGAGTTTGATGGTATCGTAGGATATAAACTAAAGCAAGCATTTACTGCACTTACTTATACTGCTCGTCAAGGAACTGGTACTGCTCCTATGCAAGCAATTAGAACCCTTAATCGTGAATCTGACGCAAAGAACTATGTAAGTTCTATTGATGTGTTTGAAGGCGATTTTGGTTCTATCCGTCTTCACACTTCTTTGTTTCTTAAGAATAACTTTTGTGGTTATCTCTTGAATATGGACTTGGTTGGTGTTGGTTATGGTGGAAATATTGCTCAAGTTAAGGAACTTCAAGACAATGGTGGTGGTCCTGCTCGTTTAATCGAAGCAGTTGCTACTTGCATTGTTAAGAATCCTCTTGGCTTGGCTAAGTTTGATTTCTCTGCGTAAGTAGAGATGGCTGACGACATCATCCAGTCATTGGTTGAAGTAATCCCTCCTCATATCCAAAAAGAGATGGAGAGGGAACTCGTCAATGGCTGGAGGATGCGTGAGTCTGTTGCTATGGCTAAATCCATTCAACACGGACATTTTGATAGATTTAATGAGGCTAATGAAATTAAGGGTTTTGGAAGAAAAATTGCTGACATTCCAGCAGACTCTTTTCATTATTGGGGACATAGACTTGGGTACGACTGTTGGAAAGATAAACAATTTATGAAAGAATTTTTAAGAGATAATCCTCAATGTGCAGTTAGAAATTATGTCAAAAAAACAGTAGTTAATGGAACTATTTTTGACGCAAACGGATTTAAAGTATGAGAATTACACCATTTTCACAAATATTATTTGACGCTCTTCAATATAGCGGAAACGACAGAAACAACATAACTGAAGAAACATTTAGTCAGTTTAGGGACTTTATAAACTCAAGGCTAAGAGAGGCTTGGGATTCACAAGAATGGCAAGATTTATGCAGAGTTTCTCAATTTACAACAACCGTTGATGAAAATAATGTTTGTTATTTTATTCCAAATTCTGACGCTGGAGACATTTTGGGTGTTTTTAATTTAAATCCATTAACTTCAAGCAGGGCAGTTGATTATACTTATACACTTTATGATGATGGAATTAACCAAAAAATAATCTTAGATAGTTCAACAATTTCAACAGGTTGGTATTATTATAGAACAAAAGTTCCTACACTTAATGGAAAACTTTGGAATCAAATAATTTCATACAAACAAGATTCTCAAGTTTATTTTGATTCTGGCTCAAATACTCCATCTTATTTTCCAGTTGAAGGATTTCAACATACAGGCAATTTTTATAATTGCATATCTATTACAAATGCAGGAGAGTCTCCATATACACATCCATCAAAATGGTCTTTGGTAAAAATTCCATATATATTTTCACAATACCTTGCTTGGGGTGCTGGTGCAAATTGGTTTGCATCTGAAAGTATGATGCAAGAGGCTGGAGTATTAGAATCAAAAGCAATGCATCTATTAGATAACGAAGTAGATAGAATTTCTAGACAACAAAAACAAATTCCAAAAATTAAATTTACAAATCCATACAGATAATATGTCATCCTCATACAATCAGTTTAGTACTCCTGCAATCAGAAAAATGTCACACAGCGACATTGTTGTTGGAACATCAAAATCGCTTATTTTAACCGCACCTACTCCACCAGAAAGAAGGGTGGTTGTTGTTGTTCAAAACAAGTCTTCTACGGCAACAATTCAAGTAATTGGAAATGCTAATGACACAGTAGGACTTTTAGTTGCTCCACTTAGTTCTATTACTTTAGATAATTATAATGGTTCATTATACGCTTTTTCTTCTTCTGCTGGAACTTCTGTACATATTGCTATTTCTGCCGTCTAATGACGATTCATTTAGACAATGCACTCCCTCCTAATGTAGTAGAGATAGGGAATGAGATAACACAGGGTGTTGTCGATGGGCTTATGTCTGCAAGTCCGTCTGCGTCTAGTTCTAATCCATATGCTACTGTAAATG